GGAAGACCTGTAATAAGTTCATCATACAATACTTCTTTTTCATCCAACTCTTTAATTGTCAATTCTCTCATATAATTTGGTCTACTTGTTGTCAGAACAATTTTTACTTTTCCAGACTTGCGAAGAAAGTTTAAATGATCAATATTATTTTGCAAAGACTCGCCATTACCTACATATGGTGGGAAATGAACAGATGAATTAGTTACCAAAGTCCCATCAATATCTACAAATAAACAACTATATTGACTCTTATAATTGTTCCAAGAATCAATAGTTCCCCAATCTTTAAAGTTTGTTGTTGAAAGTCCTTCAAACTTAGAACCCGAAAGTATCATTTCAAATATAACGTTGCTCACATAACATTCTCCTTCCAAGTCTTGAATTTTGTCAAAGGTTTCGCAGAACTGAGATGCACTCTCAAATCCATATCCACCAGCAGAGAAAGTTGAACTAATTACTTTCTTTTCAACAATATTAGTAACAATTCCGTTTACATCAAGCTCAATATAACTCTTAGTTCTGGCATTAATATCATCCATGTCATTAAGATCGAAGAACGCAATCTGATTAGTTGGAGATTCAATATTGCATTCATAGTATCCGTCAGAGTCTTTGATAAAGATAAATCCTTCAATACCCTCCTTCTTAATTGCATTATAGACAGTTTCTGATTGTGAAGATGTCTGCTCTTCCAAAAAGATAAACTTTGACTTATTGATCAGACCACATTCTTCTAATTCATTTTTGAAACCTTTAAGAAATTGATATTTTTCCTCATGCTCATCTAAGAAAATAAAACATAGAGAATCAAAAAAATCCAAATTGATTCCCAGAATAGATTCTGTAACCATGAATCTATTCGTCATTGGATGAGTTAACATCCATTTAGGTCTCATCCCAGGAAATCTAGAAGACTTTCCCCCCATGGGAACAATTAAATTTTTCATATAAACTAGAATTTTTTATCATTTTATATAATGTATCTCTTTGGTATTGATTAGTCAAGTATGGCTCAATTCGCAAAGAGTTTAAAGTATCAAGAATTTGGAAACAATCACTATCAATGTAAGAAGAATATCTCTGATAAAGATTGTCCCAAATAAATCTGTAAATTTGTTTGATTCTTAATGAATCTATTCTTTGAACTTTTAGACTCCAAAAGTAATAAAGATCTTGTTTTAATTTGACAAGATCGCAGATAAAACTATCAACGTATGAATCTAAAAAATCAATGAAAAACAATCTGTTTCTATGGAACAGAATATTAGTAAAAGTTAAATCTCCATGACAGAATGTTTTTGGTGCAATAATTGTTTTGTTGAGGAGATGATCCTTTAAAAACAAAACATAGTCTCTGTACTTTGTTTTACTTTCAAGAGAATTAAGTTTTTCTGTTATCTGATTATTAATCTTATGATTCTTAGAACTTAAAATCAAAAAATCAAAATAAGAAAATAACGTCTCAATTACAAAATTAATATCAGTGATATTTGAAGTTGAAAAATATTCACTAAAAGAAAGACCAGAAATATACTCCATATCAAAAAAATATATTTTATCTTTACTCACATTATATATTTTTGGAGTATTGATATTCTTTAAAATAAAGTTTGAAAATAAAACTTGCTTATCTATTTGTTTAGAAAGTCTAGAATTGTACTCATCCGAAGATGAGTATTTTCTAATAAGTTGATTGTCAATCAACTCCAATTTACAACCAGATAATCCATTATCTAATTTTTTCATTTGTGATATTTGGAATTGTCCTTTGCAAGATGAACAATTTTTGGATCGAATTCACAATATCCAGCAAAGACTTCTGGATATGCATACTCTGGACCTAGGACATTTACAAGTTCTTTATTCTCAATAAAATATTTGTTGAGATGACTTTCATCATGCCAGACAGCGATTACATTACGCGATAGGTCATCCTTTGTTCTCCTATCAAGTTCTTTCCTCATATCAAGAACCTCAGGAACTTTTCCTCCCCAAAGACATCCTTGAAAATAAACAGAGAAATCTGCATCATCTTCTACACATGCATTAGATAATGTATTAGTCTCCAATGATCCAGGGAATTTATTATGAGGTGGCATCTTTAAAAAATGGCACGGATGATGAACGCCAAAGAGTGATTTTGTTTCATCAAAGAATTCTTCTGTTGTAATTTTATCTACAACAAGAGCATCAGCATCAATGAAAACAAACCAATCATTCTTTTTAATTTCCTCTTCTGCTTTTTGAATGATTTCAAATCGATTCAGAGTAATAAATGGCCATTCAAGATGTTCCTGATGATATACCTTAACGTCCTCAGGAAAATCACCTTCTCCATCAGTAAAGACTAAAAAGTTTTTTTCTACACCAGGTAAAAAATACTCATGAATGTTTTCATAGTATTTGGGAAGGAAATTTAAATACTTTCCTGTCCCCATAAAACAGATAGCAACTTTCATTAAATTACAATCCAATCAGGACAATAGAGATCTTTTGTATCAAGATGAGCATTACTTGGACCAAACCAAACCTTAGGAGCAATTACTTTTTTAGAAGTTGATAACCATGCCCCCCACCAACTAAAAGTACTATTTGCAATAATATGTTCTTTGCAAAGAGACATTAGACATAGATCGACGTAACTATTATTACTCTCCGACACTAAGAATCTATCATCAGAGAATAATGATTGTTCTTTACACCAGTCAGGATCGTCTGAAAAAATAATTACTGTTTTATCAGAATCAAATTGACGTAGAGCTTCCTTATAGTAGTCAAGACCAAGATTATGATGATTAGAAGAGTTAATCAAAAAATCACCTCTCCTGATATGTAAAGAAATTGGATCATTGACTTGCGATACCATCTCTTTACATGGTTTGAGTATTTCATCTTTAAAGGCGAAATCTTCTCTGATTTCATCTTCAATATGTTTGAAATATTTTTCAGTCTGGAAATACCCAACAAGATTCACCCAATCTGGGCATTCATCGAATATATCTTCATTAAAATAAAATCCAGATTCTTGAACAAGTGGTCTTGATTCATCTATGGTTTGAAGATTCAATTCGCTTAGATTTTTAAGAACAAATGGTTGAAAAATTTCAATACGCAATTTATTACCAAGAGAATCTATAACAACTTCTCTGTGATTAGGAATACAAAAGTTATAATTATTGTTTCTTGCTATTCCTTTGAGAGAAGCGTATTGAAACATCTGGTTTCCCAGTTGTCCCATTTTACCCAAAAAGTTAAATCCAATCATGATGTTTTTAATTCAATCTGCTCTACAATCCACTTATATGTTTTACGAATTCCTTCTTCAAGAGTTTGAGAATAATCCCACCCTAGTTTTTCACGAATCAAATCATTATTTGAGTTGCGACCACGAACACCAAGAGGAGCATCAAGAATATGATTTTTCCCAACATTCTTACCAGCAACTTTTGCGGCAGTTTCTACAAGTTTATTGATAGTGACCATTTCTTCTGAACCAATATTCACTGGTCCAATAAAGTCACTCTCCATCATTCTGCGTGTTGCTTCGATGCATTCGTCAATGTACAGGAAGGAACGAGTCTGTAAACCATCTCCCCACACATCAATAGATCCACCTTCCTCTGAAAGATATGCTACTTTACGACAGATTGCTGCTGGGGCTTTCTCCCGACCACCTTCCCAGGTTCCCTCTGGTCCGAAAATATTATGATATCTAGCAACACGTACAGGGATACCATAGTTACGATGATAAGCAAAGTAAAGGCGTTCCGAGAACAGTTTTTCCCAACCATATTCAGAATCTGGTGCTGCTGGATACGCGGATTCTTCACGACAGTCGGGATTATCTGGATCAAGTTGATTGTACTCTGGGTACATGCAAGCAGAACCAGAATAGAAAATTTTAGTCTTATTTACTTCTTTGAAATCATTCAGTTGACGTTGTGCTTCAAGAACGTTTAGATTAATAGTCACTGAGTTATGCATAATATCTGCATCATTCTCGCCAGTAAACACAAATCCTGCTCCACCCATATCAGCAGCAAACTGATAGATCTCATCAAAGGTCTCAATGTACCTACTAGGAACAAAGTTATAAAAATTGCGATAAGGACCTTTGTATTGTAGAACTCTTTCTACAAAATTTAGATCTCGCAGATCACCAACAACAAATTCATGTGCTTCGCCCTCTGAAAACTCAGGAAATTTAAGATCAACACCACGAACCCAATATCCTTCTGAGCGAAGTCTTTTTACCATATGACTTCCAATAAATCCACCAGCACCAAGCACAAGTGCTGTTTTCCTATAATCACTCATAGATTATTCTAAATTCCCTCTATATATGATACAAAAAAAGGAGGTTGTTGTCAACCTCCCAAGCAATTCAGGCTCGCCGCCTGCCCTTTGACCAGGGCACTTTTTATGTCATTCCGAGACGGGTTGAGGAATCAGATCCTCGTATGCAGCGTCAACTGCTTTTTCAAAATCATGGTACGGTCCATGATTTACCTCATTATACACATAATAATATTTACCTTCAACTTCTAGGACATCAAAGTAAGTGATTACTTGATCACCAGTATCAAGGTCTTCAACAATTCTCATCCGTACTGGATTAGTATCAAATTGCATAGCATTAAAGGGTAAGTTGACTCCACCACTTGATTTTAAGAAACCAAGAAAAGTTGGGTTAATTTTGATATCTCGGTAATACCAAAAAATACTATTAGAAATAGCACATCCCAGAGTTTGAGTTTGATTGCAAAAGGAATACCAAGAAGTCCTCCGATAAACTTAATGACCAAACCATATTTGAAACTTCCCCATAGCATGATTTGATAACCAAGCATAAGGAGAATGTTTCCAAGATATCGTAAGATACTAGATTTAGACATAAGGGGTTTTTATCACCGACCAGGGCTTAGTTTTGAGTCATAACCGAGACTATTCTTCATCATCTCTCACATAGCAAGGAACTCTATCTGGATCTAACCATTTAGTATACTCGAAGTCCTCCATCGCTGTCATCAGTTGCATCTCATTATCGCAGTGATACATATCACGATAGCGACCAGTATAAGAATCTGCTTTTTGAATACGGCAATCAGGTTTACCGTTGATTTCTAGTGTTCCGACCTGCACATAACGATATGGAAACCGCTCCATTAGAACGGTTGGTTTCCTTACGACGTTCATCATGCTTCAACTACCTCAATATCACTAGCGACATATTCCATGAGCATTTCATAATCATCCAGAGGATCACCAGAAAATACTACACCCTCGTTTTCATAGTAGCGACGAACCTTTTTGTAGAGTTTCGGATTCTTTACATCAAGGTAGAACTCGCCATTTGCGGCACTACGAAGAGTTTGAACGTCTTTCTTAAATTTTGCTGTGAGAGTCATTGTTTTGAATGTTGACCTTAGTATTATAAGGGTTTGACTCAGAGAAGTCAATATGGACAGTAGAGTTTCTGTCTTATGCAGGTTGTCGGTTACGATCCGACCTGTGCCGATTTATGAGATCGGTGCTTTCACCAGATAGCTAAACCTGCAAGGTACGAGTGCCTGGATTCGAACCAGGTCAAAGCCGCTAATCTGGCGGAAAAGGTTTATAAGACCTCTCTGACTACCAAGTCTCACTCGCTTGAATCCAAATTTATAATAGCGGATTTGGAACGCTAGGTCAAGAACCTTCTTCGTGGTCGGTGTGTATTCGTATCACATCGTCGTCCACGTTAGATTCTACTGCAAACTTTATGGTTTCGTTGTATGGAACAATCACTGCGTTTCTTTCTCCATCAGTAATAATAAATGATTCACCATTTTCAACTCTTTCTATCAGAGTATCAAAATCTTCTTGAAACTCTTCGACTGTAAACTTTTGGAGATTTGAAAGTTCTGGATACATTTTTATAAAGCGAAGTTTTTATGATCGGGGTGAGAGGGATCGAACCTCTGTCTTCTTGCTCCCAAAGCAAGCCGTCTACCGCTGACTTACACCCCGTCAGCACCGTTATTTAGTTTGGTGTATGATATTATACCCATAATCGGAGCAACCGTCAAGCCTGCTCCACAAAGTCCCAACCATACTGGACTTGCTGCTAAAACTTCTATTAGGTGAAACATTAGTATCCCCTCCAAGTTTTAAATTCGTAGTAAAAGTATTGGTCTACACTAAAATTATCTAACGGGGCATTTTCTTCTCGATGTGCCCATTCAAGACAAAAATCTTTAATTTTATGATCGTTTAATGAATTGTGACCCCACATTCTAACAAAGGAAGATGCAGCAAATTGATACCTCTCCTTAATGTGCGGTTCCATTCCCCTTGTAATCGTTGGAATCATAGTATCCTCCTCGTGTTCCGAAATAGAGTGTTGTCAAAACAAACGGAATTGAAACAAGTAAAAGTGCTTTTGCTAATAACATATTTTTATTGTGGGTATGCGTGTGTGAGACTCCACCAGATCCAGAGTCCCATAATTGATCCGTAAAGAAGTGATGAAAAGAAAAGCGTCTTAAACATCTTTCTCGTCCTCGTAAGTTGATGGTTCTTCAAAGAGTTCGTCTAACTTTTGTTGTAAAACTCTCTCTTGAAGTTCTTGCAAATCTTTTTCTGTTAAAACTATCATTTATCCTTTAATAGTTCTTCTACTCTTTTACGCATATTGGTACTGTCTTGTTTCATATAATCACGTAGAGAATATCCACGTTGATTTCTCATAATACAAGTGCCCTGATAAAACATCGTGGCGGCAAACACCAGTAATAGGACTATGCCTATTATTTCAGAGTAATGTTGAGCCATGGTAGTAATGGTGGAATTTCTCCAATTAATCTCAATAGTCCTTCAGCAAATAAACCAAGAACCACCCAACCGACGCACATACTAATGATAGAAGCATTGCGGTTGTGTCTTCGTATTGCTGCATCGATCATCTCCTGAACTTCTGAACGGGTAACTAATTCTTCTTGTTCATGCATCATTTCTTGTCTCCAAGAAACTCTGCAAGTCGATCTTTTTTTGTTTTTACAATTTCGACTGCTCTTTTATAAAACATATTGTCTGTATTACCAGAAGACTCAAAAGTTGCCTTGATCTTCACCCAATTATCATAGGTGCGTTGATCCATGAGTTTATCCCGTGATATTAATATATAATAATCACAAGTATTTCGTTGTCAAATTATGTGTTCATTACAAGACACTCATTAAGAGATTGTTAAGTTCATATCTGCTATTGAAACGGAAGCGGTAGGATTTGAACCCACGAACGCTATTAACGTTGGTTGTTTTCAAGACAACTGCCATAAACCACTCGGCCACGCTTCCAATATTAGAGGATCAACGAACCTCAAAATCTAAACGCTTTACCTTGCGTTGGCGTCTTGCTTCTTGAAAAGCAAGATCTTGTGAAGAGAGAACATTTGATTTTTGTTCTTTCTGAATAGAATTTAACATAACAATACGAGATAAGTCAACTGCTGAAATCTTATCACCGCGAATTGTTGCCATATTAGGACAACCACACGTTACAGTTTTGGTTGGGTGTCCTGTTAATTCTCTATTACAATCTTTGCATCTTATTGAAATCATTGTCTTTCATCCTAGTCATTGCAAATGCGATCTGAGTTGCCAGATGAATTTACCGTGTGCTTCCATTAAATCTTGAACTAAATTAGAAGTTGCATATTGTTTTTGAGATTCGGATTCTTCCGAAATCTCTTGCATCATTTCACAAAACTTTGTGTTATTATCTAGAAGTTCTTGTAACATTTCTTTTGCTGCTGGCGAACTTGATGTACCTTCAATTTGAGTTACTTCAAGTATTCTAGAAAGAGAACTCAAAGGTTTTATGTTCAAATAACGCATATGTTCTGAAAGACGATCAATCTCTTCAAACATAGTTTCATACTGACCACCAAAGAGTTGATGAAGTTGGGTGAAATCTTCACCAACAACATTCCAATGAAATGCCCAAGTTTTATGGAATAAAACAAAAAGCGATGACTGAGCATCACTTAGTAGTTTATAAAGTCTTTCCATTATACTCTTTTTACTTTTATTTATCAAGTGGGCAATATCGGATTCGAACCAATGACCAACTGCGTGTAAAGCAGCTGCGCTACCGCTGCGCTAATCGCCCATAAGGGGAAGGAGAGCTCTTGGACGAAACCGCAGGATCACTTCCCCAGAGCGAATGACGGGGATCGAACCCGTGACACCAACTTGGAAGGATGGGATGTTACCGCTACACCACATTCGCTTATGAGACAATCATAAACCTTTTGAGTTTGATTGTCAAGTGTCGATGAAAGGACTTGAACCTTCACGGATTTCTCCATATGGGCCTAAACCATACGCGGCTACCAGTTACGCCACATCGACAAGGCGACTCAGGCTGGACTCGAACCAGCGACCGACTGCTTAGAAGGCAGTTGCTCTATCCAACTGAGCTACTGAGTCATGAGTCTATTGTATCAATCCTTAGGGCAATCGTCAACCCACACAGCACAGATTCTCATTTCACCTCCTAATAATCTTTGAGCTTCTGAACCATCTGGAGCTTTCTCGATGAACCTAGGCAAAGGTACTTTAGGTGGTTCTGAGTCTTTTGTCAAGCGTTCATATTCACGAATGGCTTTATCCACATCACGCTCAACTCTTCTATTGATAATGTTAGGGTCTTTAAGCAGCACATCGTTGATTACTGTGCCTGGGAATAAAGA